ATTTGTACCGGAAAACCCTTGTGACCAACTTTCTCTCATTGCCTCCGGATCTTTTATTGTGCCGGGATATTCCAAAATACCGCTTGGGGTTGCTCCATTAGCAAAGATGCTCGCCCCATATTCCTCAGTGGCTATAGCCATACCAATGGCATTTTTTGCCATAGCAATCGGCGAGTATCCGACTAAACCATCAAATCCAAGCCCCGGAATATGAAGCACTTCCGATTCAGAAAGCTTCACTATAGATGTTTTGTTAATCAGAGCATCTCCATCCATCACGAAATATTGGTAATAAATATGCCCCTGTTCATCTCTATCCACCTTCATTCGGTCCGGCATAAGTGGATAAAGCCCCAGTACTTCCCCTTTTCCATTCCTTATAATTTGTGCATAGGCATTTCCCCATAATAAAAGATGTGTCATCAATGTTTCCCTGAATACAAAACTTGTCATCTCATGATTTGGTTCATCGTGTAAAACCTTATATAGGGGATGCTTTAATGCCTTTTCAGTTCCAAAATCCATTCTCACATACACATGAAGCGGAAGGCTTGCTACTGCTTCAGATAAAATCCGAACACAGCTGTAAACTGCAGTCATCTGCATAGCTGACCGCTCATTCACTCTTCTTCCGGATGAAGATGAGCCCATAAAAAAACTATAGTTATTTCCATTAATTCTGTTTGTCGGCTTATCACGGCTTTTAAAGAGTCTACTTAATAGTCCCATTTCTCAGTTCCTCCAAATTTGCATATAAAAAGCACCTATCTTTCGATAGATGCCTCAGAACCATCTTTTATTCTATTGTGATTGTAATTATTGTTTTGCGATTTGCATTTTCGTTTTTTTCAACAATTATATTTTTTTCATCTAACCCACTCTTTTGAACTCCTGTATCCTCTGCAACTGGTGGTTTATTTTTACTTTTTAATTGTTCATCGCATAATTCCACGCAATCTTCAAAAAAAGATATATGATCATATGTTTCTATTAACTCAAAAACCATTAAACAAACAAAGATACCTGCTCCGAATAATATAGCAAGAAGGTTGGCAGTATTATCAGTTTTCGTAACGATATCCATTGAAAAAATACAAGTAATTGTAGTTGGTATCATTACCGCAGATTCAATATCATATGTATTTTTATATGTTCTAATTTTGTTAATTAAAAATTTTTTAAGGTTCTCTAAGTCTTGATTTTTTTGTCTCTGATTAGCAAAATATTCTCTCCACTCTGTATATTGAGATTGTTTATACTCCTTATACTCTTTGCTAACATCAAATGTATTTTCAGAATTGGTCAAAATATATTTTTTTTCCTTCTTCCTGTTAAAAAGGAATAGCAATATACTTGCAAGAAGCAATACTATCCACAATGCCGGGAGAATAGTTTTCGCTATTTTAATATAACTGGATATGCTATTATTCGATACAGAAAAGCGATATGTAATGACAACTCCAATAGTCGATAAAAAAAAAGCAAAGATTGTTATGCCTAATGGAGTAATAAATTTTCTTATTTTATCCATCATATTAGACCCCTTCCCTATTTATTCTTAATGTTTTTGTTTTCCTATTTTCCATTGTTATCTTATATTATTTCCTGGGTTTATGAAAGAACAATATATCATGTAGATAAAAATAATATTCCCCTCCCATCATATACACTCTCTGTGCTCACATTCCCACATCTAATGGCTCTGTCCAGCCCCATAATAGTGGCTATTGCTCCATCAATCTTTTCTGTTGATTTCTCCTTATCTGCTTTGATATTTCCCGCCGGATCCGTACGAATAAAAATATTGTCCATCATCCAACGAAGAATGGGATGCCCTCCATGTGCTATACGTTCCTCTAAAACCAGCTTCATTAACTCTTTAGTAGGGGGACTCATATCTTTAAAGCCTTGACCAAAAGGAACTACAGTAAATCCCATTCCCTCTAGATTCTGTACCATCTGAACTGCTCCCCAGCGGTCAAATGCAATCTCTCTAATGTTGTATTTCTCTCCCAAATTCTCAATGAATTTTTCTATATATCCATAGTGAACAACATTTCCTTCCGTGGTCTGTAAAAATCCTTGTCTCTCCCATACATCATAGGGAACATGATCTCTTCTTACCCTTACATCCATTTGTTCTTCCGGTATCCAAAAATAAGGAAGAATACGATACTTATCTGTTTCATCTTCTGGTGGAAATACCAATACAAATGCAGTGATGTCCGTTGTAGAAGAAAGGTCGAGTCCTCCGTAACAAACTCTTCCTTCTAAATTATCGGGATTCACCGTAAATGCACATTTATCCCATTTTTCCATAGGCATCCACCGTATCGCTTGCTTTACCCATTGATTAAGTCGCAGCTGTCTAAAAGCATTTTCTTCTGCAGGATTTTGTTTTGCTGACTCGCAAGCAGCCTTGACTTTATCCATGCCAACAGTAATTCCTAAAGAAGGATTTGCTTTCTTCCATACTTTAGGGTCTGTCCAATCATCTCCCTCTTCTGCCCCATAAATTACCGGATAAAAAGTGGAATCAATTTTTCTTCCCTCTAAAATATCCAGTGCCTTTTGGTGTGTCTCATAACATATTGATTTGGTGTCTGTTCCTGCAGTAGTAATCAGAAAGTATAGTGGCTGCATACGGGCATCTCCGGAACCTTTTGTCATAACATCAAACAGCTTTCTATTCGGTTGTGTATGCAGTTCATCAAATACCACTCCATGAATATTAAAGCCATGCTTTGAGTAAGCTTCTGCAGAAAGCACTTGGTAAAAGCTATTGGTCGGAGTGTAAACAATTCGCTTTGTGGCCGTCAGTATCTTTACTCTTTTATTTAATGCCGGGCACATTCTTACCATGTCGGCCGCCACCTCAAATACAATCGAAGCCTGCTGACGGTCTGCCGCACAGCCATATACTTCTGCACGTTCTTCTCCATCACCACAGCAGAGAAGTAAAGCAACTGCAGCAGCCAGTTCACTCTTTCCCATTTTCTTTGGAATCTCAATATATACCGTATTAAATTGCCTATATCCATTTGGCTTTATTACTCCAAAAAGATCTCTGATGATTTGTTCTTGCCAAGAAAGAAGTTTAAATGGTTTTCCTGCCCAGGTTCCTTTTGTATGGCAAAGACATTCAATAAAATTCACCGCATAGTCAGCATGTGCTTTACTGTATTTAGAATCCTTTTCGATAAACTTTGTAGTCTTATAATTCGCCAAAAAATCTCCTCCTTTTAGGCAAAAAAATACAGCCATTAGGCTGTTACCACGAGAAACAGAGCCTAGGCTCTGAGTCTCTTTTTCTACTTACTTTCTTTCCCATAAAGGATAAAGCTTAGATATTCCTTGCTACTATCCTCCAAAAATAAGACAAGTTCGAAAAAATCCCTTTCAAGTGCAAGTTTCTGTATGCCCTTTACATCTAACATATTACATAGACCTGTTTCCCTTATGGCTAAGATCTGCTCTTTAATCTTCTTGTCCATCAATCCTCCTATAAGAGTCCTCTCCATATATTAGGTTTAGCCCACTACCGTTGTCCCAGGAAACCATAATCGATCCGATATCATCAACCCCTATAACTGTTCCTTTAGTTCCTTTGGGTGGAGCTTGTACATCATCCATAAAAATGAGTTCTACTCTGCACCCTACCGGATGCTCCTTTCTTATCTTTTCTACAAACCCTCTACTTGGAAATGACATCGTGACCACCTCCGTTTCTAAAAGCGGAAGATCCGGACAGCTTTTCTAAAAGAAGTTTTCGATCTACCTTAAACTCCTCTCCTATAAAGCCAAGTCGCAAAAGAAAGCAGCGAAAAGCATACTTTTCATTACTGACTTCTTTTACCGAATCATTGATTCTTTTATATTCCATACTCATCGTGCAAAGTGCAGCTATGAATTTTGTGTAGGTCGTAAGATGCGTTTCATCTATCTCCTGAAACCATGGGAAAATTACTTTTCCCGCATCTTCCTCTATTTTAAGAGTGGAAATTCCGAGAGCCTTCTTAATTAAACTGTCTTTGTTATGAAAAATTTTTTCAAGCTTTTCCAGGTTCACCTTCTCTTTTGGAAAACTTACTATAATGCTTGATGCAGAACTTGCCACTTCACTTTTCCTTTGAATGCCCATTTTTCCTGCTAATTCCTTTTCCAGTTTAACTAGGTCTTCGGAAGAATCGGCTGTAACTGTTCCTTCCTTTGAGACCCTAAATCCTCCCACTTCATAAGCCATGCTTGGCATTCCCAGGTACTTCGCTTTTTGATTAGTGAACTGTTCAATTCCCTGTACCAGCTTCTTTCTTTCAGCACCTTGCATTTCATACTTTAGTTCCATACTATTTACCTCCTTAAATTTGGTATGTACATCTATCACTCTAAGAACTGTAAATAGCAAGCAAACTTGTGCTTAGGTAAAATAAAAATGAGCTATACCGGCTAGTACATAACACACATTCGGAAGTGCCACTCCATTCCCCCACATCTTGTATTCCGCAGAATCGGTGTAAGGATTGGAAAGCCACTTTCTTATCTGCTTTTCACTTCTTGTTTTCCCTTTCTTTGTCTCTACCTTTCTATAGGTTTCAAATACCTCTTTCCAAAACTCTATTTCTTCTTTAGTAGGATTTTCTGTTTCAAGGTTCTCACACCAATTATCCGGAAATCCCTGCAATCTCCCGCATTCCTTTGGCGTAAGTCTTCTAACAATATATCTTTTTCCTTCCATAGCATTTACAATCGGAGGATCCTTATAGTCTGATGCCATTAAGGAATTGGCCGTATTCTTACTTGCTCTGGCATGATGCGAGCTCTTGCTTGTAGAGTAAGTTTCCTCTACAATCAGTTTTCCTTGCATGGGCATATCGCTATGCACACCCTTTGGATCATCCATAGTACAAAGTGTTCCGGCTTTATTTTCGCAAAAAACAATAGCTATTCCTCCCTGATTTGCATCCGGAGAATTTTGTCCTGTATTGATGGTTCTGGAAACATCAGTTTTATAAATGTTGGCTCTTTTATTTTTTGTGTTTTCAGAGGTTAATCTTACATCAAAGGTTCCAAGCTTATCTTCCACTACGAATGGTTGGTTGTTTCCCCCTGTTCCAAAAGTAGAAAGTACCGTTTGCGAAATCTCCATCGGTCCTTTATACCTGACATCCTGAGAATGGTTTTCAAAAACAAGAGTAGGATGATTGCCTACGCTTGCTGTAATGTTTCCGCTTTTATTTTTATGTAAATCCATCCTTTGGCCATCCTGGTCATTTAAGCACATGTTCTCGATTGAAGTTCCAGAGCCATCTCTAAAATTTCCGGTAGCTCTTTTCCACGGCTTTTTGCCCTCCTCAAGATGCCAAGACATGCCCTCTGACTCAAATAATATTTTTCCGGCACTCTCTCCATCAAAATCTGCGACAAGATAGATACGTCTTCTTCTCTGGGGGACTCCCCAGTATTGAGCATCAAATACCCTCCATGCGAGAGAGAAATCTCCTGCCAGGATAAGTCCCGCGTTGTGCCAAGCTTTAGGTCTAGCTTCATTAATTTTATACCCTTTGATGCTGCAGATTTCCCGAAGGACCGAGAAGAAGTCTTCTCCTTTATTGGAAGAGAAGGCTCCCGGAACATTTTCCCACACAATGTATCTTGGTTTCTTTCCACCTGTTTCCTCCCTCATTTCCTTTATGATTCGTATTGCTTCAAAAAATAAATTAGAGCGAGAACCCTTGAGTCCCGCTCTTTTCCCGGCTATAGACATATCCTGACATGGACTTCCAAAGGTAATAATGTCCACTGCTTCAACTTCCTTACCCTTTATTTCAGAAATATCACCATAGTGTTTTATCTCAGGAAGTCTTTTACTGGTGACCCTTATAGGGAAAGGCTCTATTTCCGAACTCCATATAGGTTTAATGCCGCACAGCTTTGAAGCAAGTGGAAATCCTCCAGAACCGTCAAACAAACTTCCCAATGTTAAAGGTGTAATATGGCTATTTTCCATCTATTCCCACCTCTTTCACCAAATCTTGATAGTCTAATCTTTTACCCTTTCGCATGACAAACACATTTTCACTATCTCCTGTGTCTTCTACATAACGTCTTAAGATTACAGAAGCATACTTTTCATCTAACTCCATGGTATAGCAAATACGATTTGTCTTTTCACAAGCCATTAAGGTTGAACCACTTCCTCCAAACGTATCCAGTACAATGGCATTTTCTTGGCTTGAATTTCTAATAGGATAACTCAGTAAATCCAAAGGCTTAGAAGTCGGATGATTCTCATTTCGTTTTGGCTTATCAAAATTCCATATGGTTGTCTGCTTTCTATCAGAATACCAAGAATGTTTTCCATTCTTTAAAAAACCATAAAGCACCGGTTCGTGTTGCCATTGATAATCACTTCTTCCAAGGACCAGGGCATTTTTCACCCAAATGCAAACTCCTGCTAAATGAAAGCCTGCATCGACAAAAGCCTTTCTAAAATGAAGTCCCTCTGTATCTGCATGAAAGATGTATCCCGAACCTCCTTGTTCCAAATGCTCTGCCATACAGGAAAAGGCTTGCAAGAGAAATGCATAAAACTCTTCATCTTTTATCGAATCATTTTGAATTGTAAGTCCACTGGAACTTTTAAAAGAAACACCATAGGGAGGATCTGTCAAAATGAGATTTGCTTTCTTCTCTCCCATAAGCAGGTCTACATCTTCTTTTGAAGTGGCATCTCCGCACATAAGAGTGTGTCTTCCTACTTTCCAAATATCTCCTCTTTCCACAAAAGCAGCCTTCTCTAATGCCTTTGTCAAATCAAAGTCATCTTCTTCTATCTCTGTTTCCTTGCTATCTGAAAAAAGATCTGCGATTTCCTTTTCATCAAATCCGGTAAGACCTATGTCAAAAGACTCTGCCTGTAATGATTCTATCTCTATCCTTAAAAGTTCTTCGTCCCAACCTGCATCCATAGCCATGCGGTTATCCGCAATAATATAGGCTTTCTTCTGTGCCTCGTTTAAGTGATCTGCAAAAACACATGGCACTTCTTTCATATTTTCTTCTTTGGCT